AAATTGATATGAATGGATTGGCGTAGTGCCGTGGTAGGTTGCTGTGGCTCCATCAAATCCAACAAAAACATCATACTTTGGTCTATTTAATTCATCTCCCCAAACTGCACTAATAACTGATGTTGAAACCTGTACGGCTCCAGCAACAGCAGTAATTGAATCATCTAGTACAAGATTTATTGGAGACCATTGAGACGTTCTGTTTTTATCTTCAGAAACAATTCTGTATCTAAAAACATACCCAACTTTGTCGTGATCTAATGGTGGCAAAGTTACTTTTTTAATTATAACTTTTTTAATTCCTGCATCAGCCATTATGAATTATTTCCGCTAGAAAGATCTACTGAAAATCTAAATTCAACATAATTACTAGTATTAGGACTCTTAACTATGGTTGATGCGCCTGAAGTTTGAATTACTGAATATCCTGTTAGTCCATAAAGTGGATTTACTGTAGCAACATTTTCTAATTTTAAAGCATCTAGCGCTACATAGTAGTTGCCAGACGGATTGACTCCATCAATAACACATGCGTATATCTTAACTACAGAAACGGCATTCCAGTCAAAGCCAGATGTTCTGTATAATTGTTGAAGTTGTTTTGTTACAACAAAATATCTTTCTGTAGCAAAGTCGTATTGGCCTCCACTACTATCGTCAGCAACTTCTGCTTCAAGTCTTGCAAACTGTGTTCCGCTTGTATTTTCAAATGAAACTAAAACTCTTGCTCTTTCTGGTTGAGTGCCAGCCCCATATGTTCCATCTCTATTTACTATTGAGAACGCTAATCTTAATTGATCTGTTGGAGAGTTTTTTGTAAAATCAATGGTTGTTCCGCTTAATCTAATATAGTTTGATGATGCTCCTATTTCAAAAGTATCTTGTGTTGGACCGCTATCTGATTCAATATCAAGATCAGCCTCGTTACCTTTTATCATAATTACATTATTTAAAAATCTTGGTCTTTCATATCTTGCAACTCTTGGTGATTTAAAAAATATTGGGTTATCTGCGCTTGTTTGAAATACTGGATCTGTTACAGCAATAACGTTGTCATAGTTTGGGGCATCTAACGCATCAGACTCTGTATCAATTGCTACTGCAGACGCTGCTGTTACGTATTGCCAATTTTCATTTTGTGTAAACGCAAAAACTGTTTTACTATCATATGCTCCTGCAGATGGATTAGATCCTGCAGAATATATTCCAATTTCAGATATTTCATATCTTTCTTCTGTTGGTAATTCTGCTGTTAGAACAATTTTATCTACCCCGTCTTCGTTTACGAAACCTCTAGAAGATATTGGAACACGAAACATTTCAAAATCTAAATTTGTTTTTGTTGAATAATCTCCGATTTCATCTGCGGTATCTAGTGGAGTAGCACCACAACCAATAGCAATATACGAGGCATAGGCAGGGGCCTGTCCAAGTAAATACTTTGCAATAATAGATTTACCAGTATTAGTTATCATGAGGCGTAGTCTCCAAGATCTGCTTCATATATTGTACCACCTACACTAATCTGTGTTTCTACTTGTTCATCAGGATTTACGTTAATAAATTCAATAATTAAGTCTCCTGCTGCGTTAAGGTATACGTTTTCTCCATTAGTTCCGTTGCCAGTTTCTGGAATTTTGTCTTCTAGTTTAATTGAGAACCCAGCAAAAAACTTATCTGCGGTTTGCTGTAGGCTAAGGATATTGTTTGAATTATACCTTTGTTGAATGGCTGAAAGGTTTTTAATTGGCTGGTATGATATTTTTTGTCCATTAACAATGTCAGATCTTGTTATGCTAATTAATTCTTGACCGCCAATATTTTCAAATATCTGATCAAACATTCCGTCTGTTGGAATATTTTCTTCATCAAATAAGATAATGTCTAGAGTCGCTGTTTTAACTGGTGGTGGTGCAGCAAACATTCTTGCAGAAAACATTTCTGGTTCTGGTGCTGGAGGGGTTGCTGTAATACTTGCGCTAGGAAGAGGTCCTCCTGAAATTACACCACTGTTGACAGGAACAATAGGTCCATGTCCTGCATCAATTGATTGTTTGTTTAATATATCAAGCATTCTTTGAGTCATTATCGTGCCATCGTCCGAAGTTACTCGTGCTCTATCTGCCGCACTTAATTGTTGATATGTTGGAACATCATTAAAATATCCTTGAGCGTTTACGCCACCTCTATCTCTTACTTGTTTTTCACCAACAATTGCTATGGCTTCTGCTATCTTAGCAGGATCTCCAGGAATGTCACGAATACTAGTTGATTTAGATGTGCGTTCAAAATTTGCTGCGTCTAAAGCACCCATTTTAGACCTCCGCTAAATAAAGCGTCATGTCTGGACCATTGATTTTTCTTGCATACTCAATATTATAGACTATAAATCTAGAATCAGTTGAAGTAACTAAATCTAAATTATTAGAATCCTTATAGTTAATTGTTACAATATCTCCAAGTTGAATTGTTGGAGTTGCAAATATTTTTAAACCAACTGATTTTTTAGGAACCATAAGTTTGTCTATCATCCAGCCCATCAAATTTTCTGCATCATCTTGTGTTTGTATATATGGTGTATCTAAAGTAAATTCATTATTTCCATAAATCATTCTGCTTCTTTTAATTTCATCAAACCTTTGTTTCTCAACTTGCGGAGAAACAATCTGAGAAGATCCAGTTAGTAATGGATTAGAGAAATTACTACGCTTTTTAAAATATTCATCAACTGTTAACTCGTGGGTAGTGTCTTGTGTAAATGTAACTCCTTGAATTCTTAAATAATTACCGCTTGTTTCGTCAAGATTTAGGGCTGTATCTGTAGCATTAAATATTAAAAACTCAGCGCCGTATGAGTCTGCATAAAATCCAGACGAAACATACCCCTTAACATTATTAAATGTTGGGGATAACTTAGCGTAAAGTGCGGGGTATGCACGATCATACTTAACATCAAAATAAGCACACTCTCTCATTATTGAGCCAAACTCATCAAAGTATAAATTATATTTAGGTGGTTGCTGAGCACTAATTCCAGATAGGTAGGTTGCCTGAACGATACCGCTCATCGCATATTTTCTTAAAGACTCGCTAGCACTTATCTCGTTATCTCCAAAAGCAGACGATAGGGTTTCTCCAACTGTAAAAACGGTATTTTGAGAATAGTTCTGTGACAGAGCATAAATATTTTCAAACATAACTCTAGATGAACCACGAACAAACGGAGCCATGTTATTGTAGATTGGAAGCGGATCTGTGTCGTCTACAACCTTAATTAATTGATTATTAATGTATAAATAGAATCTTCTTGTTTTTCCTATGTCTTGATATTCTACGGCTAAATCATATACCGTCGGATTTTCTTCACCAGTCATTCTGTACTGACCAGTAAATCTACCATCGTCAACTGTAATTTTTGCTAGACCGCCATAAAGTTTTACGGGAATTGCATCATTGTTAGATGCATCTTTTTTAATTTTATAAAAAACAACATTGTTAATAGAAATGTCTGATTGATTATCTTTATCTAATTGTAAATATGATTCTATGTTATCGCTTGTCAATGCAGCAATTTCAAAGTAATATCCGTTGTTTGTTGTTGGATTAAGCAATACTGCAAGACCGCCTGAACCACCGCTAATATTCACGTCTTGATCGGGTTGAACTCCAGCAACCTGATAATATGTTGTGCTTCCGTTTGGTGTTTGACTGCGACGTTCATTATTTTCAATCTTGCCAACAATACGTATTCTTGTTCCAAAGTGTTTATAAGAATTATCTAACTCTTTATAAACGTAAGACACTAAGTCAATTGGCTTTTCAGTTAATTCAAAAGTTGGTCCATTCATTACTAATGCTGATGACTGAATTGTTCCAGTTTTAGGAGATATGGTTGAGTTAACTGGAGTTTCTGTTGTATAACTTGAAGACATAAAATTTTTAATTGTTCCGCCTCTTGAAGTTTGTTGTGCTTTAGCGTTGCTTGTTACAGTTGCAGAAAAATTAATTCCTGCTGCTCCAGTTGTAGTTGCTGGCAAAGAAATATCTTCAAGTAATGTGGTCGTAAATAAATACTCGGTTTTCATTTGACAACCTTTAACATAGGTATTTTCTGCCCAATAAGGATCTATATTGGCAACATGACTTGTTATTGTTGTTCCAAATTGAGCACGGCCATGTTCATAAACTGCACCATTTTGTAAACGAGTAATACCCTCAATGTCTTCATAAAAGGGAACTGTGTAAATTCTCACTAAACCAGTTGGGTATATTTTTCCATTAAATGGTAATGATTTAAAAAAGTTTTGATATTCTTGATTGTTAGTAATCCATACGTTACTGCTGCCTTGTCTATGAGAAACTCTCCATGCCTGAATTGCTTCACCTTTTTGGGCTTCTGTAATTTCTCCATTTGCAACTTTTTCATCTAAATCATCTATAACCCAAGTTGGCGCCAACCTTCCAGGCAAAACAATTTCTGGCCATGATTCATCTAATGTTTTACCATCTGACAATATTCGGTACCAAATTGCAAGCGTAACGTTAAATTGTGCAGCATCATATCTAATAATTTCTCCGTTAGAATAAAAATAACCTTGATATCTTGTCAGCCAATAAACGTTTTCTCCAAGATCAAAAACATTGTTTATTATTTCACGATTAACTACACTTGGCGGAGATGCAGGAAGATCGGAGTTTAATGGCATTGCTCCCAAAACATACTTACCCTGTTTAGATGCAACTTCATTAATTGTTTTAGTTGAATCTGTTCCAGACACTTCCCACAAAAGTGAAGGTTTATAAATCCAAGTCTTATCTATATCAATCATACTTGCTTGACGAATAGATCCATAGGATCTTTGAATATATCTAGTTGTGTAATTAATCTTTCCGTTATTGTAAACTTTTTTGTCTTGAGATGCAATTGAAATAATATTTGGAAGCGTACCAGATGATGAGTTTTCAACAATGCCACTGACAGATTGATTGTTAGATCCAGATAAAGTCATGCTGGATGTTCTGTCATCTACGTCTGGAAGCATATAGTTTTTGCTCATTACAATAAAATTATTATATTCATCAAAAAACATTGCTGTTTGTGTAGACACTGCAAGTTGATTTAATACTTCTGCTACCGTTTGATCTGGAGCAATAAAGAAATACGGGATGATCGGATCTGGCTCGTTTGTTGCTCTATAAAATGCGTAGTTACTAAATCCAATGTAATCAAGAATTAAACTAATTGCATAACTAAGAGATACTTCTGTTACCAGCATTCTTGGGGCAGGCATAGACTCTAAAAAGAAATAAAAGTCTCTTAAAGATATTTCTAGTGTTCCAGCAGTAACATCTGCTTGTGGAAATCCGTCAGAGTAAAGTGTTTTGATTGGAACCCAATAGTCAAATCCACTTACGTTTAATATTTTTTCGTAGAAATTAAACTTAATGTTTTTGCGAACATAATCACTAACTATGCTAGTAGTATTGTTGTCGTTAAACGCTTGGTCATCATCAAATAAAGATATACTTCCAGTTGAAGCAAGCAACTGTCCTACTGGCAAGGCGGATGTTCCAAGATCAGAAAGAATTTTTTTAACACTATACTCTATTGTTTTATCAGATATATCAACAACTAGTCTTGGTGACATTTCAATTAAGTCAAAAGTAGAATCAAATTTATTCATTCTTTCTACTACAACTCTTAGTCCACGAACATTTTGAAATTCTCTATAAACGGTTTGCCCATTTGTTGTTTCTTGAAATGATAATGGATCTGTTAAGTCTGTAACAAATGTTGTTTTATTATCAAGTTGTTCATTTCCTAATACCCAGCCATAGGCGGGAGTAAAAGTATCGTATGTGTCAGTAGTGCCATTCCAAACGTGATATGTTCCAACATCACCTTCATTTGGAATAATTAAATATGCGTATCCATTTATTGATTCTGTTGGCAACAAGGTAGATGAAGAAAATGTCTCTGCAAACACAAAACTATCTTTAAAATTATCTGGAATATTTTTTAACCTATATTGTAATTCAACATATCCATCATGAGTAATGATTGCAGACCCATCATCACGAGTATCGTTTTCAGTAAACACATAAGAGTCTACCCAGTTGTCTCCTTCAAGATGCTGAACCTTCCATCTTGTTGGAGTTGTTTTATTTGCGTTACCAAAAAACGGATCTGCAAAAGTTTTAGATATATCAGTAAAATCTCCTAAATCTATATCTCCAACATTAGTTTGCATTTTTATAACAATTCGGTTTGCTGGTACATTTTCTTTATAAACCACAAAAGGTGCAGCGTCATCTATGTAGTAATTGCCATTAACTATGTTTTTAGCAATACCTCTTTCAATACCATCTTCAGTTCTAAAAGATGTAAAGTATTTAAATTGGTCATAACGTGATGCCATGTAATATCTTGGTCTTCTAGCAAGGTCGCTACCAGAGTTTGATAAAAATTTACCTTTAAAAGCAACTGCCTTGTTAATACCAGATCTTGGTCTAAATGGTTTTATGCAATCCTCTAATGAGTATAGAAGTTTGTTCTTTTCTTTTATAGATGTAAAAGTTTGTGGTGTTCCATTATTTTCAAACCCTCCATCAATAACAACATCTGCATCTGTTGCTCCAGTGTAAAATAATCCAGCATCTGCGCTATCAAATGTATTTGGTAGTGTTAAGAATTGAGAGTTTTGTTCTTGAGATCTGTATCTATAATTGCCAAGTTTAAATATATTGTCTGGCATGTTCATGTTCCACTCAGCCAAGACTAATGACTCTGCTTGTATTGTTGCAGATGTTTCAAAGTGGTTTTTTAGGTCGGTACTTTCAAACATTTAAACTTCTTCCAGGGTTACCGATATGTTCCAAAGGTCATGATTTGTTGCCCCACGCTTTACAACGGAATAATTAAAATCTGCAAAATAAACTTCAATAATCTGATTATATCTGTTCAAACCACTATATTCATAAGTCTGACCTTCTAGGTTTGTGTATTTATCATAAGCAAGGTACATAAAAAATGGACCTTGATGTGTCTCATACCAATCAAGAAGTTCTACGCCACCTGCTCCACCATCGGCTGTGTACTCTGTTGTAGATCCTTCACTTGGTGATACTCCTGTTGTTGAGTTAAAATTCGGTAATCCTGAATACCCTCTTGAAGGCAGCATGTTCCAAGATACAGACATAGTTAATTTATCGGCAATGTGATATGAACGCATGCGACCATTAATAGTTCTTTGACGTTGCTCAATTCGCTGGGTATTAAATTGCATATCCCCTCTATTATGATCAGATAAAATAATGAACTGATCTAGA